AGCGGCATTACTATCAGGACCGTCAAAAGGGTTATTAACTCTTATTCCTAACGTAAAGTCAAAAATTAAATTAGCAGGTTTTGATTTGGGTAACATCCTACAAGACGCTGATTGTAGTTTCTCATCTAGTGGTGAGGGAACATTGGAACAAAAATCTTTTACGGTTTGTCCAATTAAAATTAATCTTGAATATTGCGCAAGAACGTTTGAAACAAACTATTTGTCTCAACAACTTAGAGCAGGTTCAATGAATGGTGAGGTAATGCCTCAATCAATGGAACAATACCTATTGGAACTAACCGCAAGAAAAGTATCTGCTGACTTGGAAACAATCGTATGGCAAGGTAACACAACTGGGGCTACATATCCAATCAACGTATGTGATGGTTTATTGTTTAAATTCTCAGGTGATACAGATGTTGTTAAACCAACAGGTTTCGCACTTACATTAGCAAACATTATCTCAGGTATTACAACTGTATATAACGCAATCCCAACGGTAGTATTCCCGAAAGAAGACCTTAAAATCTTTATGGGTGTTGCGGCTTGTAAATTATATAAACAAGCGGTAGCAGCAGCATCAGCAGAAGCGTATTACGTAGGAGCAAAAACTTTGGATTTCTTAGGAATAGAAATTGTTGAAGCACCAGGGATGCCGGCTAACGTTATCGTAGCAGGAGCATTATCTAATATGTTCCTATTGACTGACTTAGAATCTGATTTCTCAGATGTATTAGTTATCTCAATGATGGGAACATTAGGACAACCAACACTTAGATTAGTAGGTGACTTTAAATTCGGTGTAGATTATTTCTACGGAGACGAAATCGTATATTTCAGACCATAACCGAATAACAACAAAAGGGGGTAGCAGTAGTTACCCCCATTATTAAAAATAAATCAAAAAATAAATATAATATAAAATGGCTTGTATATCAGAATTATTAACTGGTGGTATATCGTTAGGTTGTGAAAATAATAGCGGGGGTATTAGAAAAATCTATATTACCGACTACGTTAATATTACAGGAACTACCGAAGATGGTGACGAAGTTATTACTGCTATTAATTTAGCGGGTGTTACTGTATATTACGATTTTGAATTTAATCGTAATACATCTTCATACCAAGAAACATCTACTATCAGTTTAGAGAACGGAACAACTTTTTACACTCAGTTAATTACATTAGTTATCCCTCGTAGAGAATTTGCTAAAAGAAATAAAATTAAACTATTGGCTGCGGGTCAAAAAACTTTATCAGTTATTGTTGAAGATTCAAACGGACTATATTGGTTGTTTGGTGAAGAACAAGGTTGTATAATGACGGCACTTGATGGTGGTTCAGGGGTCGCCAAAACAGACCTCAATGGTTACACGATAACATTTACAGGTGAAGAACCTGACCAAGCGAAAGAAGTTGATTCAACTATCATCGCAGGATTGTTAGTATAAAGTATTCCCCAACTAGGTTTGGGGGTTTTAGGACCGTTGTAGTGACGGAAGATTACAAAAGCACCTTATCGCTAGGGTGCTTTTTTTTTATATATAAGTCCATATATTTATTAGTATGGAAGATATAAATTTAATGTTAGGTGATAATATAGAATCACTAAAAAAACTGAATAGTAATTCAGTAGATAGTATAGTAACTGACCCTCCGTATGGTTTATCGTTTATGAATAAGAAGTGGGATTATCAAGTTCCATCGGTAGAATTTTGGAAAGAAGTATATAGGGTATTAAAACCTGGTGGTCACATATTAAGTTTTGGTGGAACAAGGACATATCACCGAATGGTAGTTAATATTGAGGATGCGGGGTTTGAGATTAGAGACCAAATTCAGTGGATATACGGTAGTGGCTTCCCCAAATCACATAACATCGGTAAGGCGGTTGATAAATTAGAAGGTAATGAACGAGAAGTAATTGCTGAAGAAACAACATCTTTCAAAGTAAATAATACAAAAGAAAATAATGTGATAAATGAAGGGACTTTTGCTAATAATTTTTCTAAACAAACTGACGAAAATGGTTATAGAATAAATACAATAACCAAAGGTAATAGTGATTATGAAGGTTGGGGAACTGCTCTTAAACCCGCAAATGAACCTATTTGTTTAGCGAGAAAACCTTTAAGTGAAAAAACAGTTGCCGAGAATGTAATTAAATATTCAACGGGTGGTATTAATATAGATGGGTGTAGGATTGGATATAATGAACCTATAAAAATAATGAAAGCACAAGAAGGTCGTTTCCCCGCAAATATTATTTTTGAATGTATTTGTGATGAGGTAATTAAAGGTGAGAAGGGTGAAAAAACACCAGCAAATTATGAGAGAACATTTAGTGATGATAATCCATCTTATGTTGTTAATAGTGTTAAAAGTGGAGAGCACTATAACGATAAATCAGATATTCACACTAATCCTGATTGCCCTTGTAATATATTAGATGAACAAAGTGGTGAGAGTAAGTCAAGTAAGTCAAGTAAAAAATATATAAATGAACTATATGATGATATATCTGTAAATGTAGGTGGCGGTCAAAGAAACCCAGAGAGCACATATGATGACAAAGGTGGAGCCTCTCGTTTTTTTTATATAGCAAAAGTAAGTAAGACAGAAAGAAATTTGGGATTGGATAAAAATAATCACCCAACTATTAAACCAATTAATCTAATGACTTACTTGTGTAGATTAATAACACCCAAAGGAGGGGTTGTATTAGACCCATTTATGGGTAGTGGTAGTTCGGGTATATCTGCGCTTTTAGAGGGTTTTAAATTCATCGGAATGGAAATGGATGAGGATTATTTTAAAATAGCACAAGCGAGAATAAATAATTTTGAACAATATAGAAAATTACTAAAATAATATGGAAAATAACTATTATATATACTTCCACACTAATGTTAAGTGTGACGAAGTATTTTACGTTGGGGTAGGTAAAGATAAACAAGCGTGGAGTAAGGCTAAGAGAAGTCAGGATTGGATGAATATAGTTAATAAATGTGGGTATAAAGTAGAACTTATTCACCAAAATTTATCTGAACAAATAGCGTTTGAACTTGAAAAGTCCTATATTAAAATATTAGGTAGAGAAGATTTGGGTGAAGGTTATTTAATTAATGATACAGATGGTGGGAAACCTTTAATAAAATCAAAATATTATTTAAGATAATTTAACTTTTGATAAATTTGAATATATTTATTAGTATGGAAACAAAAGAAATTAGGCTAAAAGAAATTCTTGATGATTATTATTTAGGATTTGGGAAGTATATGAAATCATATATTTATAAAACATACTGTATTTTTACAGAGAATATTTATATTAACGAGAGTTTTAATATGGACATCGCAAAGATGGCTAACCTTTATCAATTAAGGAAGGGTTATCACTTATCCAAAGACCTACAAAATGATTATAATAAGTGGGGTAAAGATTATATCCAATTTGAATTATTAGATGTTGTAGAAGACCCCCATAAGATTCAAGATAAAGTGGAGTTTTATAAAAAACTTTACAAGGTAAAATAAAAGTTATATTTTTGTTTATAACACCCAAAGCCCCGATGTGATTGCTCCCCACATTCGGGGTTTTACTTTTTATAAATTTAAGTAACATTATAAGTATTTATAAATAAAAAAAATGATTTACCTAGAAAAAGATAAAAATAACGTAGTTGCTCTCACTTTATTAGAGAAGTTACCAGTTAGTTTCTCAGGTGTGGCTGAATATTTATTTTACTTCAAAAACGACCTAACTAATTTAGAATCTACATTTATATTAGACCCACTAGTTAATAGTTGGAGATTTCAAGAATTTAATATTAATATATCAGCATCTACCGTTTTAAATACGGGGTTTTACGTTTATCAAGTGTATGGTCAAACAAGTGGTTCAACAAATACCGATATCACTTTTAGTGGAGCAGCACTAGTTGAAACAGGTAAGGTATATATCAACGGGGATAACCCATCAATCAACAACGTATATAGATAAAAAAATGGCATTATTAGATTTTTTCAGAAAACAAACACCAACACCTACTCCACCCCCTACTCCAACAGTTGAAAAATTACAAACAACAGTTGTATCAATAAATTTATCCAATAGTGATTTCCCAAGTATAACGGAGGTCAAAAATAAAGATTGGGTAATGTTTGGGACTAATAACAATTATCCTGATACACTTATTGACCTATATAACTCATCATCTATACATCAATCAATAGTTACCCAAAAATCAAAAATGATTGCTGGTGGAGGTTACGTTATTGATGAAAGCACATTATCTTTTGAACAAAAGGTTGAGGTTGAGAAGATGTTAAGATTTTTTAGTGATGGTAAGGATATTCAAAATTTTATTGATTTAATAAGTGGAGATTGGGAACTATTTGGGGCTTGTAGTATAGAAGTTATTTGGAGTAAGGATTTTAGTAGAGTAGTTAAAGTTAATAGAGTTAATCCTCGTTATATCCGAAGTGGTAAATTTGTGGATGGTAAAGTAGAAGAATATTATTTTTCTGATAATTGGACTAATACTAGAACTAACCCACCTGTTAGAATACCCGCATTCAGTATTACTAATAAAACTGATTATACCCAAATGATGTATTTCAAAAAATACAATCCATCTCAGGAGTATTACGGAACTCCGGGGTATATATCATCTACTAATTGGATTTTAGCGGATAGTCAGATTGGGGTATATCATAACAATAATATATCAAACGGATTTGCTCCTGGTGTCTCTATTAATTTTATGAAAAAACCAGCATCAAATGAAGAAAAAGACATTATTGTTGGTGAATTAAAGCGTCAATATCAAGGAGCACGTAACGCAGGTAAGCCGTTAGTGTTTTTTAGTGACGGGCCTGATAATAGAACTATTATAGAACAGATTGGCGCTAGTGATTTAGATAAACAATTTACGGTAATACACGAACAAATAGTAACTCAAATTTGTTCAGGTCACAGGGTAACATCAACTGAGTTATTTGGTATAGCGGTTGCAGGTAGATTGGGTAATGCGGATATCACGTCAGCATATAATATATTTGAAAAAACAGTAATTAATCCCGAACGACAAACTATCCAACGAATTATTAATGATATATTTTTATTAAACGCTTTACCTGTGGATTTTAAATTAATACCTTTAAATATATTAGTATAAATACATTTCTATTTTTAATTAAAGCCCCATCCGTAATAAGGTGGGGTTTTTTGTTTTAAATATAATCCAACGATTAGGTATTTAATAAAAAATAAACTAATGTCTAAACTATCAATTCGTCACATCGCCCAAATTATTCGTAGAAAAATGATTACGAAGGTTAAGCCGTCTGCTAAATTGTATAATAGACAACAAATAAAACAAAATAAAAATGATTAATACATTTTTCACAAGTCAGGCGTGGCTAAACGACTACTTACCAATCACTAAAAACGTATCGTATAGTGATATTGTCCCCCACTTACAAACAAGTCACCAAATCAACTTAAACGAGTTTTTGGGGACTAATTTCTTTAACTATTTAATTGATGCATATTCAGCACAAACATTAAACGCTAACGAAATTATATTAGTAGAGGATTTTATTAAACCATACGTAGCGTGGGTAACTTTATATTATATGACACCGTTCCTAACATTCCAAATGTTTAATAAGGGTGTTATCCAATTAACATCTGAAAATAGTCAGCCTGTTGATTTGGATATTATAAAATATCTAACTAAGAACTCATTAGACCGTTCTCAGTGGTTTTCAGAGCGTCTGGTGAATTATCTGTGTGACAACAAGAGTTTGTTCCCACAATATACTAATAACAACGATGATGATATTCTACCTTTTAACGGGGGAACTACCTACGAAGCAGATTTATATTTGGGATTTGGTGGCTCTTGTAGTAATAGAAGAATATTCGGTTAATAAAATATATAGGTGATGAGATACTTAATACAATTTTGGGGGCTAATTGTAGTAATTTTAACACCTATTCAAGAAGTGTTATTTGTTACGATGTTTTTAATATTATTGGATACGATAATAGGACTTTA